TCAGGACGGTACACGGCCAGCGCCAGACGCTCTTCCGCGAGGATGGTTACCAAGTTCTTGACGAAATCATCTTCGTTCTCGGTCGCCACCTCGACCCGCGCCTGCCAGCGGTCGAACAGTTGCGCGCCCACGCGGAATGCGCCGGTCAGGAACTGGCCCTGCTCGATAGCCTGGGTTGCCACGACCGGCAGCCCCCACATGGTCGGGGAGGCGGTGCCTTGCGGATTGCCGACGATGTAGCGACCCAGATCGTCCTTTTGCAACTCGATGGTCGCCCAGTCGATGGGGTTGAGGACGTGGCCGGTAGCAGGGTATTCCGCCAGAGCGGCTTGCAGCATGGCCAGACGCAGCGTGTCGATGGTGGTGGCACCGTCGATGGTGGTCGGCGCGCTGTAGGCGGTGGCCTGCGGGATGATGCCGAGCAGGTTTTGCCCAGTGCCGTCACCATTCAGGAGCTGCTGCTCCTCGGCATACGCCAGGCCGTAGCGCAGGCGGTTGTCGATGTAACTGGCCAACATCGGGGCGTCGGACAGAATCTGACGCGACGCCTTGACGTAGTGAGCGATAACCTTGGCGCTGGTGGTCACCAGTTCAAACTCGATGTCTGACTGATGCTTGAGCTCGGTTTCCGCCACAGGTGCGGCAGCGTTGGTGAAGCCGGTTTCACGCACGTACTCAAGGCTATTGCCGCTCATCTGGCCTGGAGTAATCAGGTCGCGGATGGTCAGGCGGCGATCAGGCTGAGCCACGATGCCCGGCAGGCGGTCGGTCTGCACCAAGGCGCCCGCAGAGCCGGGGCCACCTGCGTCGGACAGGGTGATGGTTTCCTTGTACTGCATTTCAGCGCGACCACGCTGGCTGGCAGACTCGGCTAGGCCTTTGTAGCCCTCGGACTCGATGAAGCGCTGACCAAAGCTTTTATGCTCGTGGCGCTCCTCGGCCTCGCCGCGACGGGCAAGCTTCTGCTCCATCTCATCGACGCGGGCCTTGTAGGCGTTCATCTCGGTCAGGGTAACGTCGACGCGCTCCTTGAGGTCGTCCAGGCCCTTTTCGCCTTTGGACATTTTGCCCATCAACTCTTCGCCCAGGCCTTTCACCTCGTCGGTGCGCTTCTGGAATTCCTTGGTCAGTTCAACCAACTTGTTTTCGTCGCTCATGGTGTTCTCCTAGTGAGCTTTGAGGATTGCCAGCGCTTCGCTGACTGACTTACTCGCCGGGTCGTCGCCGGGCTCACCCCGGAGCAACTTGCTCAGACCGCCCGTGGCGATAGCAACGGCCTGAGTTTTCGAGAAGCCTGCCTCACGCAGGAACTTCTCAAATTCGGGAAGGGTGGGCAGCTCGCCCTCGTCCAGCGCCGCCTTGACGGCATCGACGCGGGATTCTTCGTTAGCAGGGAAGGTCACGACAGACACCTCGAATAGGCGCAGCTCATTGAGGTTCTTGACGCCGTTGCCTGCGTTGCTGGCTCGCTTGACGGCGTAGCCGATGCTCATGCCGTCAATGGCGCCCACCTTCATGAGCGCGTGAATTTCACGGGCGCGCTGCACCTCGTTGACCAGCAGCTTGCCCTCGACATACAGCCCTCGGTCGTCCTCCTCCAGGTGCGTGTAGACGCCGATGGGCTCGTTGCGGTTGTGGTTCCACAGCACGGGCGGGTTGCGGCCCTTGGCCTGCCACTCGTCAAGCGACTTGGAAAAGGCGCCAGGCATGACCACTTCGCGTGCCGAGTCGACATTGCCGAACACGGAGCCATAGCCCGAAAAAAAGCCGTCATCATTGACGGCCTTGATGTCAAACGTTACGTCGAGCGTTTTATGTCGCATCGGTGTCCTCGCTACCCAGACGGTCAAGGGTGGTCATGTTGAGCTGAACGGTCAGGTCGTCGCCGCCCTCGACCCTCGGCAAGTCCTCCAGGGCGCGCACGTCGTTGCGGCTCATCACGCCGTTTTGCAGCATCTGCGTATAGAAGCTGGCCCGGCCTGCCGAGTCGGCGCGCAGCAGGCCCTCGACGCTGAATTTCGGCTTGTACTGGCCGCGCTCCTCGGGGTTGAGCAGCTTGCGGGCGATGGCCTGCTCGATGCGAACCAGGGTTGGCCGGAGCGAGTAGGTCAGAAAGCCCATGTTGGTTTGCTCAAGGCTTGAGGCCCACGACGACGCCTTGTCGGTGTGGCCGATAAGTTGCGGCGGCACGCCAAAGGCGCGGCACACTTCCTCGATGCCGAAGTAGCGCGATTCCAACAGCTGAGCATCAGCCGGGTTAATGCGAACGCCTTGCGCACTGGCAGGCTCCATGCCCGCTTCGAGCACCATCCACTTGCCCGCGTTCTCAGGCCGCCCGAATTCGCCCAGGGCGTTGCGCATGCGGGTGCGCTGCTCTGCCGTCAGAGTGGCGGCGCCGGTCTTGAGGAACCCGCCGACCTTGAGGCCGTTTTGCCACTCACGCGACGCAGCGCGGTTGGCGTCCATCAGTCCGCCCAGGGTTTCGGCTGCCGACTGGATCGGGGAGAGCCCCATAATTCCGTCAAGCGTGAAGCCCTTTAGGTGCAGAATCTCATCGTCGGTATAGGTCGTTGTGTCGCCCTTCGACGTGTACTCGTACCGCAGGTCGCCCGATTCGGTGCGATAGACGACCATCTTCTCGGGATTGAGTGGGTTGAGCGCCACTACGCGCCGACCCTCGCGCACGATATGCGTGTAGCCGTTGCCCCATAGGTCAAGCGAGGCCAGTTGCGCCTCCCAATACTCGGAGGCCGACATATCTGCGTTAGGCGAGGAGTGAAGCAGGCGATAGAGCGGGTGGCTCGTCGCCGGGTTCTTCGCCTCGTCGCGCAGGTGAAGCGGTAGTGACGAGATGGTCTGCGAGCGCAGCCTCACACAAGCCCACACCGCCGACAGCTTCAGCGCCGTATCAGCACTCACCGAGGAGCCCGATGGCGTCGTATAGGTATCGAATGGCAGCGCCCGGTCGCCGGACTCTAGCCGCGCGCGGCCAGTCAATCGGCTCCAGAACCGCTGCCAGAATCCGTCATCTTGGAGGTTTGCCATTATGCGATCACTATGTCGTCGAGGTAGGAAGCGATGTCAGCACTCGGACCCTGAGAGATGGCCCGGCTGAGCGCCATAATGAGCCCCACAACGCCATCTATTTTGTTCTCAGGGCGCTCTTTGTTGGGGTATATGTTGTCCTTCACGTCGAGCTTGGCGACAACGTTGGACGCCATCCACGTCAGCACAGGGCAGTCGCCGTGGGCGAGGGCGCGCTTCAATGTCAGCGCCTCCAGCTCCTTCATCGGCTCGCTGATGTTTTGCACCGTCTGGCGTATCTCGACCATCGGCAGCCCCTCCGTGTCCATTTCCTGCGCGAGCTGGGTAGCTTGCCAGGGGTCGTAGGCGACAGCCTGGAGGTCAAAGCGGCCTGCGAACTCTCGCAAGTCCTCCTTGATGACCTCGAAGTCGATTACCTCGCCGTCGGTCAGCGTCATCAGGCCGAGTGCGTCGAACTCACGATAACGCGCCGTGTTGCTGTCCAGCTCCTCGATAACGCGCGCCTCGGGAAGGTAATAGCGCCCATGCACGTGCCAGTGCGGGTCATCACCGTGCGGTGGGAATAGCAGGACATTGCTTGCAATGTCGATCTTGCTGGCCAGGTCCAGTCCGATGAAGCAGGGGCGCCCCTCAAGCTCTTGCAGACTCTTGCGCGGCGGCGCCTCTTTCCAGCGCAGCATATTGAGCCAGGCATTCTTCGCGCCAACCCACTCATTCAGGTGCTTGGTGCGAAAGGTCGCCTGCCGGGCGGCCGATTGCATGGCGTCCCGCTGTCGAGCCAGGAGGAAGTCCTCACTGATCGAGATGCCGTAATTCGGGTTCGCTTTGATGAGCGCCTCTTTCGAGGTCCAGTCATCCCCGGGGTCGATGGTATAAAGCGCTGGCCACAGGTCGGGGCGATCTATCACTCCTTCAAGCATGCGCTCAGAGTCGCGCACAAGCTGGTGACACGGGCCGCCTATGCTTGAGCCTGCCGTGGTGATAACCAGCATCACCGGCTGCTCACGCGCCCCCATGCCCGTTTCCATGGTGTCGAACAGGGTTGAGTCTTGGTGCTCGTGGTATTCGTCCACAATGGCGCAGGATGGCGAGCTACCATCGCCAGGCTTGCCAATGACCGGCTCAAATCGACTGCCGTCCTCCAGGCGCGCCATATTTGAGGCGTTGACCTCTACGCCGAAGTAGTCGCGCAGCTCTGGCGTGCGCTCAATCATCTGCTTAGCGGGGCGGAATACCTCCCATGCTTGCTTCTCGGTCGTGGCGCCGGAGTAGACTTCTGCGCCAAACTCGCCGTCAGCAGTGAACATGAACACACCCAGTCCGCCACCGATGATGCTCTTGCCGTTCTTGCGCGGCACGAATACCAGCAGCGTGCGATAGCGTCGGGTACCGTCCTTCTTGCGCAGCCAGCCGAAGGGTATGCAGACGCTGAACAGTTGCCACGGCTCTAGCGTAATGGTCTGTCGATTTCCCGCCCACTTGCCTTTGGTGTGGGGTAGGAGCTGGAGGAACTTGGCGACCTTCTCAGCCTTGGCCGGGTTGAAGGTATAGGCGAACTCCTCGTCATCAGCCTTGGCCCGCTCATCAAGGTGCTTCTGACAGAGCAGCTTGATCCACTTGCAGGCAGGTATATCACCCTCAATCACGGCGCGCGCGTAAGCCTCCGCCTTTTCCACGAGCGGATATTTCTTCTTGGCCATGGCTACAGCTCCGCGAAGGGGTTGCTCTTGGGCTTATCGGGCTTTCCGCCGACCTTGGCGCGGTCAGCAGGGGTCATGCCGAACTTGCCCAGCAGCGCCTCCAGTCTCATAAGCTTGGCAGCGGTGAACTCAACAGGGTCTTGCCGAAATTGAGCGAGCAGGTTTGCTGCAAGCTCAATGCTCAGGCGATCAGAGTCGGTCAGCACGTCGCGGGGTGCGTACTTGGCGATTTCTTTCCAGGCGCCGAGCACGGCGCCGGAGATATGCGGGGGCGGGTCGGTCAGCTCGCCAACAGCCTCGGCGTCCTGACGCGCCCTCTGAGGGTCTTTCTTGAAAGCCCCCTTCAATTCGAGGACTTTCGTCGGTGTGCGCGGCCTGGCCATTGTCAACCTCTAACTGTAATTTTGCGGACATGAAAAAGTGAC